TGTTAATGATGTTACTATTAAATTTTAAGATGTTTATTTTTTATAATTTTTCAATTTCTTTTCACGTGTTGATTTATTTCTTTTGTATTCTAATGGTCTTTTATACGCACCTTCATAAAGTTTCTTATACGTTGTTGATGGTATAATTCTTAAAGATTTTCGTATATTCCTTTTCAATGCGTTCAATCCTATTTCTTTCTCTTTTTGTAATTTATTTTTGAGGACACTGAAAAAACCTTCAATTACATTAGTATAATGTTGGTATGGTACAGAATAAAGTAAATGATTATTCTCTAAAATATTATCTTTAACATTTTTATTACGATGACTACTGGCATTATCTAACACAATTAATTTATTTCTATACTTTGAAGTTACAAACTTTTCTAAAAATTTAATCAATCTTTCACTATCAATACCTCCTTTATCATATATTTCATAACCAATTACGCCCTTGGAAGATATAGCAAAAATGCCTGTATATTTCTTAAATACTACTTGGTCGGTAGTTTTGATAACACAGCGTTTTCCAATATCTTCATAACAATACTTTCGTGTTTCATCAGTATTCAATGAAGTTTCATCAATGCTAATTATATCATCAATTGAATACTTACTAATTTCTTTGTAAAATACCTTCAACTCTTTCTTGATGTCTATAGGTTTATTGTATCTACTTTCAGGTTCGTGTCTCTTTTTTGTTCGTTTCAATGTTATATTTAAGTCTCTAATAACAGAATTAATATGTGACCTACTAAATTTGGTTTTGAATTTTTCATTTAGTAATATCATTAAATCTGTAATAGTTGTGGTTTTATTTGCTTTAATTTCTTTTTTCAAGAATTTGATATGTTGTTCAGTTAGTTTATAAGAAACGGGTGTTCTATTATGTCTTTTTATTTCTTTGGTTTCCTCATATCGTTTTACCCATCTCATTAAACTTCTGGCGGAACATTCAAAGATCCTACACGTTTCCTTTTGATTCTTTATTTTCAAATAGTGTTTTACTGCTTGTAATTTGTAATCTTCACTTTTATGTTTAGGCATTTGATAATAAGTAAAAAATATAAAAACTTTATAGGATAATTTTATCTGAATATTAATATATGGTAAAAAAGAAAAGGAAGAAGAAGAAACCAACCGATACATATCAATCTATTTTTACTGAAAAAGATAAAGGTAATTTTACAACTGTCAAAACAAGTCTAAAATCTATTTTGAAAGATTATGATACAAATTATCCTATTATCAATCAATTAGTTTTAGATGCGAATGATATTGTGATTAGAACATACCAATTTATTCGTCTCTATACACTCTACAAATACAATCAATTCAAAAATGGAGTTATCACTAATAATATCCTACTACCAACTATGGATAAAGATAATATTTTATACTTTATTCGTGCGGGAGGAATTAGAGATAAGCGTGGGAAAAAAGCAACCAATAAAGCATTTGAAAAAGAGTTGAATGACTTTTATGAAAATGAATTCAAAACTTGTTGTCCAAAGGAAAAATTTAGTCTCATCAATAAAACATATTTAACACCTTATTTAGCACAACAAATTCAAACAGGTTTTAACAATAATATTAAAGAGCATTTTCTAACTCGTATTAGACGTTTTATGAATATAGAAGTTGCCAAATGGGATATTTTGATTGATGATAAGAAAGAGTTTAACAAAATAAAAAATGCGATCCTTTCCAATAAGTTAAATATCGACAACCTTGGAGAAGAACTATATATAAAGTATAAGGATTTTGGTATTCATATCCAAACGAATTACTTACCTCAAGAATTTGAAAAAGTATATGGATATGATGTTAAAGTACATCCTGAAAAGTATGTGTTTTACACCATCAAAATGAATGAAACAATTGAACAATATAATTCTGAATTGAAAGAAGATGAACGAAAGAAACTGTTTCAACCTATTCCATTAAGAAATAGTATTGTTCCAAGTTACATTACTATTGATACCAACGTTATTTTATCACTCTTCAAAGGAAATGGTGAAAGTAATAAAAATAAGAAAACCAAAAAATATAAGAACTACATTTGGGATAAAATATTCAAAACTAATGTCAGTGTAATGAATAAAAAAGATTATGAATTCAAGACCATTCAAACTGATGGTATTGGTGTTTCAATCTGTTTCCAAAAGAAAGGAAAAAGATACAAAGAAAATAGTAACACTGAATCAGAAAATGATATAAATCTTTACATTGATGAATTAGATAAATCTGACTTAGACATTTGTAAAACCAAAAAACTAATAGGAATAGACCCTGGAAAGTTATCTTTGGTATATATGACAGATGAAGAAAATAATAAATTACGCTATACATCTTGTCAGAGACGTAAAGAAAGTTTAAGGAAAAGATGTAGTCGTATAACCTTAGCCGAGAGAAAGAAACATGGGATTATTCCATTAGAAACAGAGTTATCAAAACACAATTGTAAGAGTGTTGATTATGAAAAATTCAAACAATATATTACCGCAAAAACTAAACTCAATGATAAAGTAAAAGACTTTTATCAACAAAAGTTATTCAGAAAATTGAAATGGAGAACAACTATATATAGACGTAAAAGTGAAGATAAATTTCTGAATAATATTGCGAAAACATTTGGAAAAGCAGACGATATTTTGTTGTGTTACGGTGATTGGAGTAATAATAAGCAAATGAAATATATAATGCCTACAAAAGGTGTTGGTCTGAGAAGAATAATAAATAAACGTTATAATGGTGTCTTAGTAAATGAATTTAAGACATCAAAATTATGTAGCAAATGTCATCACGAATTAGAAAATTACAAATCTAATAAGACACAAAGCGTTCAATATATACATAGATTATTGGTGTGTAACGGATGTCAAAACCAACGGTTTTGTAAAAACAATGGCTCTGAAAGCAAAAAGGTTGTTTTTATGAATCGTGACATCAATGCTTGTACTAATATTAGAAATATTGCTACAAAATGGATTTCATCTCAAATAAGACCAGAACCATTTTGTCAACGCTTTGCGTCATAAACTTCAGACCCTGACTCTTTGACACATAGCATTAGCGAAAGTGAAAAAGAGGGAAAACGGGGTCAATCAGTTGTTTTTGCTCGAGGGTAATACCTCAATCCTGAGCTGAGGATTCTCACTGTCCTTTTGTCATTTTTTGATAAAAGGTGGCGTTTTAAATCAGCAAAGGTGTAAAATTCATAATATTTATAATTATAAAATAAAGAAAAGCAGTACATTGTACTCCAGTGTTTATAAGCCGAATCTGGAATTTCCTTCAATATCATCCATTAGTTCTTGTGTTATATCGGGTGTATTTGAATCTTAGTTTACAATAGTTTGCTCATACTTATATTTAGTTCATGAAAGTATTCTCTATTGTGTTTGTAGAACCCATAACAAACCCCTCGTTTAGTTTATGGAAGTATTCTCTATTGTGTTTGTAAGAATTTATTTTTACTATTTTAGGTACATACACACCATCAATATGGTTGAACTCAACTATCGTAGGTAAATGTTGTTTGCTAAGATTATCATCAGATCTTTGTAGACAACGAGCATGATTCGCGTCTGTCTTCAAAACGATTACTTTCTTATTCACGCATCCAAAATTTACCCCCACATTTTGTTGTTTCATCTCGGAATTTGATTTATGAAATACAAACCCCTTTACATTACCCTTGGCTTCTACATCGGCTTCATAATACAATATATCGGGTTCTGTTTCGAGTTTTGCATCAAATTCATACTCCATCTTTTCATTTGGTTGCATAAAATGTTCACCAGACTTCTTGTGGAAAAACCAGCCACCTTCTTTTGATTTTGAACTATGTTTGTTGAAATTGTTTGCCTGTCCACAGTGAGCTACAACCAAGTAAGCAGAATCGTTTTTAGATAGACCAAGAATATCCTGAACATTTGTTTCAAGTTTCGTACAACGTTCGGTGTTTCGTGTTTCGGTCTTACCAAACATTCGATTCCACGTAACCCCGTGTTTGTCCCACATAATTTTAAACACCAAATCCGAATTATCAGCAACCCTCTTCCCTTCTGTTCGTAGATCGTTTAAATATTTCATAAATTCCTGATTTATTTCTCCATACCCATGAACTGTTTCTTTGTTTTTCAGGGCTAAGATCTGTATCTCAATATCGTTTAGACTATTACTAATCCCCCCGTGAACAAACAGAATATTATCAATCGCACTTACTAATTGGAAGGTCCCTTTCATAAGTAGATCGTATCCTGGTTTCGATGGGGTAAAGAAATCTGCGCGATCGTATGAATTGGTTTTTGCATTGGGATCTGGAACGATGGTTTTAGAGAAAACAAATTGATTCGTTTTTGCTTCAGGGTGGTAGGTAATTTTTTTTCTATGGGCGTATGGGGATACGTATCGAGTATCCCCGAATATGTTCATCAATTCATGATTCCCCGTAACCTTAATAACTCTACCCTCTTGTGATTCGGCTACATCGTTCAATACATTCAAAAATTCAAGTATCTTTATCTCGGCAAACACCACCTCATTTTCAACTATTCCAATATCGTTAATTTCTGAGTAGTTTGGACGATAATTATCAATCAAGTCACCACAAAATACCATCGTTGTCGAAAAACCTATGTATTTATAATAGATCGTAGTACGATCGTCGATCACAATGTATAGATCCCAATTACCATTCTCTCGAGTAGGTTCGATACATTTACTGATCGTCAATAGACTCAACATAACCATCAAATCTCCATGAATATCACCACAAGATATAATCCTATTTGATTTTGGCATGCGATCAACCCCCCCTTGTTGTACGAAACTCGGTTTATTGGCTAAGGTTGGGGTGGGGGGGGAGCGTAGTGTATCGATTAGATCTTGTTTTGTGATCCTTTGTACCATATCGATGATAAAATTATACAATCCTTCCTCCTCGAATCGTAAGGTTACGGGAGTTGAGCCCATATACTTATACCTCTTCACATATGCTCCCAGGATACTATGGATAATATCGTCCGTAAACTTAGTAGCATACTCACCAACATCTTCTTCCCTCACAAAATGACCAATCGCAGTCAAAATTCCCACACTCCACTCATTCCGACATTTCTTGCAATATTTCATGAAAATCTTTGCCTCTACTTCTTTTTGTTCTTTAGCGAAGATTTTCCACGCACTGTATAGTATACGACTCTTCATCATACTACTCATAGATCTCCCCTCACACCACCGAATCACAGCCTTCAATGAGATTAACGATTCCTTACCAACAATTTCGGTTAGAAATCGTAAACAGTCTGTGGTTTTCATTGGATAGTTGATTTCATATTTAGGTCGATGCCACTCATCTTGAATCTGTATCGGTATCTCACATACATCATAATTTTGTACACTACCTAGTTTCTCATTCTTCCAATTATTGGTCGCACAATATGGTCCCTCCCGATCCCTTAAATGCTCACCCGTGAGTGGATGGGTCAAAATATTCCCAGCTGGTACACACTGGGTGAGACACTGTTGATTGTTTCTTGTCGGGAAGTTATGTTGATGAAAGTCCTCAAAGGATTCTATAAATGTTTGTATATTCATTACTATTCAATAAGATTAAAAAAAAACAGAACATTATTTTTTTTACCATTCTTTTCACATCTTATTATGATACATCTTATGCAAGTATAAACATGATATCCATGTGATTCTACCTAGTAGTAGGAATAGTTGACAGATCTGATTCGTCATACACTTCCCATTCCATTGTAAAAAGAAGTTGGTACAATGGGATCAAGAATGGCTTTCTAATAGATGACAATACGTAGAATATTATATTATTTGCTAAGCTTCAATTGTTCTTTATTTTCTTCCAAATCAATACTATGATTGGGTGCATTAGGTAATGTTTTTTTCCAGTATTCTGATTCATAAATATTTAGTTTGTGCATCAATTTATTGGAACTTTCTGAAGGCTTATCGATTAAAGCTTTTCTTATATAAACACAATCCTCTATCGATAAATCATTTGTATTTAATTTAATTACTACAAAATTATAAAATTTACCTTTGGATAAATCTAATAAATACGACATTTTTGTTGCATTTCTTTTATTTAACAATTTATGTAAAGTTTCGCAAACTTTTTTGAATTGTTCAATATTTAAACTATCTGAATTTTTGATAAACTCTTCCATATATATATATTACTAAGATTTATATAAATAAAACCACACGCGGTAAAGCTACATTCAAAGGATTCTATAAATGTTTGTATATTCATTACTAAACAATAAGATGAAAAAATAAGATTATTAATTTTTTCATCATTATATACTCACAACATGTTCGCATCTTATTATGATAAATCTTATACAAGTCAACATTCTTTCACCGAACGTAGAGCTGAATTTAATAAAATTAGAGCAAAGTATATGGATAAAATTCCAGTTATCGTTGATTCTAATCTTTTGAAAACGAATAAATTTTTACTAGATGAATCTTTGACCATTGGACAATTAATGTTTAATATTCGTAAAAGTATGAAGAAAGTTGATCCTGGTACGGGATACTTCATGTTCTATCAAAACACGATCTTACGATCCAATGCGGTGATTGGGGATATTTTTTATGATTTTCAAGAAACCAAAACTCTTGAGGATGACGGGTTCTTGTACTTTGTGTTGGCCAAAGAAAACACCTTCGGATGTTAGGGTAGATGTAAGAAAACAAAAAAATTCTTTTAATATCTGTATATTAGTTATATTATGATCGAAACAATAGACGAAACAGATTTGAAAAAGCGTTGGGATGAGTATCTTAGCAGTATACCAAGTGCCATGCAAGAAATGTGGTCATTTATTCATTACAATAAATTTACGAACGAAGAGGTTGTTCGACTGAATAGGAAGATACGGTTCCTTAATGATGATATAGAAACAGAGAGGAAGTTGAACAAAAGATTAAAACGTGAGCGAGATGCACTTAAGGATAAGTACCAGGATCAGGTTGATACAAAGAACGTAGGAAATCGTAGGAAACGCAAAGCGAATACGATGAGTGCGTCAGACGCTTCCTGGTTTCGACGAGAAAAAAAACGTCCAACGAAGTACACCTCCTTGTGTGAATCGGAACAAATTGTTGAGATTCAAAACTGTTTCAAGAATCTTACATCGATCGAGGACATCATTAATCTCAAGACATATCCTCATCGGTTTGATTTCATCAACACCCAGACCAAGTTCAAGACACTTTATAAAATCATACCATCTTTAGAACGGTTAAATGCTATTATTGGGATGAAAGATGTAAAAGAAGAGGTGTTTCGGATGATTTGTTATTTTCTACATGGTTTACAAAATACAGAAGAACTGAATCACATCGTAATCACAGGACCCCCGGGGGTTGGGAAGACTACGTTGGCCAAATTATTGGGAAACATTTATCTCAAATTAGGTTTTTTAAAAAATAATGTCTTCCTAAGTGCTCGACGTAGTGATTTGATAGGAAAATATTGTGGACACACGGCTAAACAAACCCAGGAGATGATCGACAAGGCTAAGGGTGGAGTTTTGTTCATCGATGAGGTATACTCTCTTGGGAACCCAGAGAAAAAAGATAGTTTCACTAAGGAATGCATTGATACGATCAACCAGTCGTTAACCGAAGAAGGGGGAAGTTTTCTGTGCATTATTGCTGGTTATGAAAAAGAGGTCGATGAATGTTTCTTTGCATACAATAAAGGCTTGGAACGTAGATTTCCTATTCGATTCAACATAAAATCCTACGATGCAACCGAAATGTTTGCAATTTTGACAAAGATTGCGAAGGAAGATGGGTATGTGGTAGATCCTAAGCTACAGGTTGCTGATATAGAAAAGGACTTATCGGTGTTTAAATTCTTTGGTGCCGACATGCGTTCTTTGCTTCAACAAGCCAAGATGCTCTACAGTATTCGATTAATGAAAGAGTCGACAGATTTGAGACAAGTTGATCGTAAGATGGTAATTACATGTGAGGATTTTAAAAAGGCCATCGAAAATATGAAATCGAAGCGTTGTGTTGAAAATAAAGATGATAACAATGCTTTGTTCTACATGTATACATAGAATGGTTATCTTTCAATTGAAATGAACCTCGGTTATTTTTGATCTACAATTTGGACACGATTGATTGATATCAACCCAATGCTCAATACACGATCTATGGAAAACGTGTTCACATGATTCAATCATAGAATCAACCTTCTTTCCCCCGTCAAGGCATATACTACACAGTGCTCCATCCATAACATCGATATCTTGATTCACAAAAACCACCTCCACCTCCACCTCCACCTCCACCTCTTCGGCTTCCAGGGGATTCTCTTCAATAGTACGAATGCTAAGACAGTCACTACGTAATGTTTTGAAGAATTGGAATAAGTTTAAATATACTGACATTGTGACTAACATTGTGACATAAAACATATTTGTGGTTCCCCAAACAGAAACTGTTATTGGAATAATCACTATGAATATTTTTATGATCATTGTGTAGAATAGTAATATGATCTTTGATTTTGGTTGACTGATTATCTTAAAGCATTCTATGATGATCGAAATGATGTCAATAATTAAAAGCATGCATATAGCCCTCGTTAGCTGAATATCATTGATTGGTATGAAATAAAAACAATACGTAATCAATAAGAAGTAAATAACTATGCCCCCAAAATTATGTAGTTTTATACGTAGATCTGAATTTGATCTTACACTATCTAATGTGCTACTACCTGTCATTCTACTATAACTATATAAGATATCATTATATAGGAATTTATCCAAGAAGTAAAAAGAATACACCTAATGAATGTATCATGGTTAAGAACCTTGATAATGGTTTTGTTGGTGAAATATCACCAAAACCCAAGGTTGTGTGTGTTGTGATTGCATAGTACGTAGCATCGAAAATGTCCATGTCCTTTTTTGTGAAACTATCATTATCCATTGTGAAACAAAGCCAATATAAAATACAAATAACTACTAGGATGGATATGTGCATATACATATTTTTTGTTTGATCTTTTGATAATTTGAAATTTCCAATCAGTGTTCCTAATTGATTGAGCATGATGTATATAATACATGAATTAAAAAGAAACCAACACCTTATTCACTAAATCCAGTATTGTTCCCCACAATTGGCCCGTTGGAAAAACCGTTTCCTCTATTGTTGGGGAAACCGTTTCCTCTATTGTTGGAAAAACCGTTTCCTCTATTGTTGGGGAAACAATCTTCTTCTACACTGTATGTAATAATGCCGTTGTTTTCTTCAGGTTGTACCATCTTGTTTTTTTACTTCTTATTCACTACATTTCCGTTTTAAATAAAATCATTTTTTTAAATCATAACGATACAATCATATTGATTTCTTGTTCTCTTGATAAATTTTGATTCATTATTAATTGAATTGCAGATGTGCACTTTATATGATAAAATCCTAATAATTGTGATGTCCGAGAAATATCGATTTCGTTGGCTTCTACATAAACACAGTATGCACAATCAAAGTCTTCACATGGGTTGTACGTATTTCCGGCTATTATATCTGCCTCGGTAATTGGGGTTAGATCGGAATCAGCATCGGGATCAATCAGATCAGGAGATATTGTATTCGAAGTTTCTATTGCTTCTGGAAGCTCATATTTACACATCGGGCATGTGTTATGATCCATTAACCATGGTCGAATACCAACACAAGCACCTATCCTGGGTATACAATAACAATGACCACATGGTAGTTGGTGCATTGGAGTTTTTGGTTCAATATCTTCTAAGCATATGGAGCATCGGGTTGAGTCATTGATTTCTGTAGTTGGAATATTATTCAAAAACGTTTCATTTGTTCGGTGTAGTTGTGTTGTTTCTGTGTTCGAATTTCTATCTTGTATTAGTTGCATTAGATTTTCATTGAATATTCTATCAAATATTGTATCATATATATTTCTGGTAGGTTGGTTCATTTATATTTATATTGCGCTTGATTAATAATATATTATACAAATAAAAATATATTTATTTCTGTTTTATTTAGTAAAACATCGACATATTTGATCAATATCTTCATCAAGTATCATTGAACCCAATGTTTCGATATCTTTCTCACTAATATAGTCACTTATGTGTTTTCTGTCAACTAAATATTTATTATACTTCGATCCCTTTCCAAGACACTGTCCAATATTAAGTGCAATTTGGAGTATGCGTTTTATATTTGGAGGGCTTATTAAAGGTATTCGATAAGTTTGTATGATAAAATGATTATGAGGGATTATTTCCTTTTCTTTGTTACGGTATACGTTATATTCTGGAAGACCGTTCATTACAAAATGATCGTTATCCATAATTTCCTTTTCCCAACCACCCGCGGCGACATACTCGTCATATTTGCTTAATATTGGTTTAAAGCTTTCCCAAAATGTTAACCCGTCAAATGTCGAATCAATTTCGTTCTGCTGTTTAGCAAATAATTTTAATTTATCAAATAAATTGATTAACTTTGCCATTGATTATGATTATAAAATAAAAAATTATTATTTTTATTTAATTAAATATAAATATGCAAACAAAATGTCTTATTTTACTACTATTAGTAAAATCAATATTTACTCAGATTGATATTGACTGCAATCAATGTATCGATGATTTCGCCGACGCTGGAGGATGTGATGCTGTTGAGGCTGGAGATTTTGATTTAGTCGATATATTCTTAGCACAAGGTTGTGATGTATGTAGAGACGATCCAATATTTGAAGATAATATTAATTTGAAATGTGACACAAGTACTGTTTCTGTTGATTGCAATCAATGCATCGATGATTTCGCCATCGCTGGGGGTTGTGATGCTATTGCGGCTGGAGATTTTGGATCTGTTGATATAATCTTAGCAGATAGTTGTGATATCTGTAGAGATGATCTGACGTTTGAAGATAATCTCAATTCAAAATGTGACACAAATATTAATATGGATGTTGACTGTAATCAATGCATCGATGATTTCGCAGACGCCGGAGGTTGTGATGTTGTTGCTGCTGGAGATTTTGATTTAGTCGAACTATATTTATCTGAAGGTTGTGAGATGTGTGAATACGAAGAAAACTTTAACACGAATATTAACTCAAAATGTGTTATTAATATAGATGTTGATTGTAATCAATGCATCGATGATTTCGCCATCACCGGAGGTTGTGATGCTGTTGCGGCTGGGGATTTTGGATCTGTTGATATACTCTTAGCAGATGGTTGTGATGTCTGTAGAGA